TTCTCTATCATTTCGTAAATCATATAGTGCATATTCTAAAGCATTTCCGTTTTGTTTTACAGCTTCTAGTGTAATTTCTTTATTATTTCGTAATTCTTCTGATGAATATTGTAAAGCAAGTCCGTTTTGGTTTATAGCTTCTAGTGTAATTTCTTTATTATTTCGTAATTCTTCTGATGAATATTGTAAAGCAAGTCCGTTTTGGTTTATAGCTTTTAAAACAATTTCTTTATTATTTTGTAATTCTTCTGATGAATATTGTAAAGCATATCCATTTTGTTCTACAGCTTCTAATATAAATTCTTTATTTTTTTTTAAATCATCTAATGCATATTTTAAAACATTCCAGTTTTGTTTTATAGCTTCTAATATAAATTTTTTATCTTTTAATAAATCGTCTGATATATACATTAAAGCAATTGGATTTTGTTTTACAGATTTTAATATAAATTCTTTATCATTTTGTAAATCTTCCGATGAGTACGCTAAAGCATGTCCATTTTGTTTTACAGCTTCTAATACAATTTTCTTATCATTTTTTAAATTCTCTGATACATAATTTAAAGAACATCCATTTTGTTTTACCGCTTCTAATACAATTTCTCTATTATTTTTTAAATAATTAGATGAGTACGCTAAAGCATGTCCGTTTTGTTTTACCGCTTCTAATACAATTTTCTTATCATTTTTTACATCTTCCGATGAGTACGCTAAAGCATGTCCGTTTTGTTTTACAGCTTCTAATATAATTTCTCTATTATTTTTTAAATAATTAGATGCGTATTTTAAATAAGAATAGTGTATTTTTGTAAGTTTCATCATAACGTCTGAATTATTTTTTATATCATCGCTAATTAATGAATAACATCGAAAATCGGTATCAATTGGTAAATGATTTGCTAGAAATATTAAAAATATAGGATCATCGTATAATATTTTTTGTTTAAATAATGTAGATATATCATTTATTATCGAACTTTTAATAATAGCAATACTATTCTTAATTGCTTTTATTTTAATAATTAAGTTTATATCATATACCAAATAAACAATAGTATAATTATAATTATCTTTTAATTCATGATTATTTATAATATCTACCAAACTGTGAAAAACTTCAAAGGCACCATACATTAAATAAAATACTCTCCCTGATTCTTTTAATTTATTTATTAAATCATCAATAGAATTAACATTATACTCTATACTATTACTAGTGCCAGTTGTTACTGTCACTTTCATTATTATAAACTTTATAATAAACTTTATAGAATAAAATAAAATTATGTAATATTGGATTAATCAAGTTTTGGCCAGTAATGTCACAATACTTATTAATTTATATAGGAAATTAGCTTATATAAAATTCATTTTTTTTATTATCTTTTTAATAAATTAAATAGTATAAAATTCTGTTAAACATAAAATGTATTGTTTAATACATTAAAAAAATAATAATATCGCTTGTTCTAAAAATTATTATGTTGTATTATTATGTTGTATTTCATCTCATAAATATTTTTAACAATTTATTATTATTTTTCTATTATAGTTATTGTTGTATTATTATTATTTATTTATTTAAAATGATTATCTTATTGATTTTAGAATAATTTCTTTATAATTTCGTAAATTCAGAGATGCATATTTTAAAGCACCGCCATTTTCTTTTATAGCTTCTAATACAATTTCTCTATTATCTAATAATACTTTATCTAAATTATTTAATATATTTTCATTATTATTAGCGGATTGATCGATAACTATCTATTATTTTATTTATTATCTATATACAGTAATTTAAAATTATTATATTATATTCTTCTTTTATTACTTTAATATTTATTTATTTATATAAATAAATATTAAACGATTTCAGTATTATCAAGAATTAAAAATGGTTTATCAGTATTTAATATTTCTATTTCTTTTTCAAAATCAGCAATATTATTTATAATAATTTTCTCATACGGATCCCCTAATATTTTATATAAGGATATTTCAATATTCATATTACTGTCAATTTCACAAAAATTATTTAATTTTATCATGAAAAAAACAAAATTTTAAAAAAATAAGATTTACATATATTATATATAAAAAATAAACCCTACCGACTAGCCCATCACAAAAATTATTTGAATACTCGAAAACATAATGATAAAAAGGAATTATTAGAACTTAAACTATCTAAATTAGCATCAAAAGAACTTTAAAAATTATATAATACAATAGATATTTCAATTATAGTAAATGAAAATGAAACGAACGCATACATTTTCTTCTGATAATCTGTCTAGTAAAGATAATAAAAAATTGATTAATTTTAATATTAATATTAAAAGAAATATTATACATAATAAAGAAATGTCAGACTATGAAAATCAAAAAGTAGAATTAAGTAATAATGTTTCTAATAAAGAAGCATTGAAAAATAAAATTCATGAAATTCATAACTATCTTAGAAATAATGGCGCTGGTTATGGTATGAATGCTTTGAAGGTATTTAATCTTTTATATGGATTAAAAAAAATAGAAGAGGCAAATTTATTAGATAAAGTTAATCTAAAACGCCCAGATTGTGAATTTTCTTATTTATTAAAAATTGCTAACGAAAACAAAGATGAACTATTAACAGAATTAATATTAGGTAGTTTATCTACATCTATATATAATAGTAATATTTGTAAATTATTATTTTATAAAATTCCATCTAATATTAAAAGTTTTGTATTCGCTCATTTGATTAAAGAAGTAGAAAAAATTACAGTAATAGAAAAAACTTGTAATGTTCTATTATCTGGAAAAATTTATGAATATTTTATTGGTCGTGATGAATTAGCAATTAGTGAATTAGGTGCATATTTTACCGATAGACACATCGTTGATTATATTTATAAAAAATTGGACCCTGAACTTAATGAAGATGGTTCAATCAATACTATGATTGATATGTTCGGTGGTTCTGGTGGTTTTACTACAGGGTATATTAATTATTTAAATGATAAGTACGATAATATTAATTGGACGAATAATATTGATAAAGTATATCATTTTGATATGAATGAAGATGTTATTAAATCAGCTGGATTAGAATTTTTTTGTTTAACTAGAGTATTACCAAATATGAATGATAATTTAAAATATATGAATTCATTTACCGATGAATTTAATAGTAAAAAATTTATGAATGTAATTACTAATCCACCTTATGGCGGTGATAAAAAATCTCAATCAGACACACAAATTAAAAGAAAAAAAATTAAAGAACATATCAAAAAAGAACTACTTGTATTGAAAGATGAATTAAAAATTAAAACAAGATTAAGACAAATTAAAAAGATTGAAGATCAAGAAAAACAAGAAAAGAAAGATTGTGATAAAAAAAAAGTATCTGTTGAAATGTGTAGTCAAAGAATTATAAAATATGCAAAAGATAATAAATTAACTGGTAATGATAAAGAAAGTTCTTCATTGATTTTAATTATGGATATGGTTGATATAAATGGTACTGCAATTGGTGTTTTAAAAGAAGGTGTATTTTTCAATAAGACATACAAAGATATTCGTAAATGTTTAGTTGAAAACTTTAATGTTCTTGAAATTATTAGTGTTCCACAAGATCAATTTGAAAATACATCAACTAAAACATCAATTGTAATATTTAAAAATACTGAAGAAAAAACAACCAAAGTTATATTTTCTGATTTAGTTGTTGAAAAATATACTGAAGATAAATTTGAAGAAATTGGTGATGAAATTGTTTTGTCTGAAAACAAAGATGATATTTATGGCATTAGTGATAAATTAGTATCCGAAGCATCTAAAGACGAAATTTTAAAAAATAATATTTGTTCTTTGAATGGTAAAGATTATAAACTTAATAATATTGTTGTTGGTGACGAATATGAATTAGTAAAATTAGGTGTTATATGTACTTTTTTAGCAAAAAGTAAAAGAAATGCATCATTTGGACAACCAATTGGGAAATATAATTTCTATACATCAAGTAATAAAGTTCAAAAATGCGATATTGCAGATTATGCAGAAGAATGTTTAATAATAGGTTCTGGGGGTGTAGCAAATATAAAAATAGATAATATATTTAGTTGTTCTGCCGATAATATAATATTAAAATCACTAAGTAATAAATATTTATATAATTTGTTAAAAGGTAATATGAATTTATTATCTGATGGATTTAATGGTTCTACATTAAAACATTTATCAAAAGATTATTTAACTAATCTCAAAGTACCAGTTCCAAAATCCAAACAAAAAATCACAGAATGGGTCAATAAAATATCAAAACCATATGATAAAAAGAATGAAAATAAAGAACTTATTATGAAATTGGAAGAGGATATTAGAAATAAAATTAAAGATATTGAAGATAATGAAGATTGTGATGAAGTGGAATTGGGAAGTATATGTAATTTTGTTAGTGGTAAAAAAAGAAATACAACTGATGGAAAACCTACTGGATTATATCCATTATTTTCATCAAGTTTGAATGTTGATAATTGGATAGATACGTTTGACTATAATGAAGAATGCATAATAATAAATACTATAAATAGTTCTGGGAAATTTAACTTACAATATGCCAATAAATTTTGTTCTACATCAAATACAATTATATTTAATACAGGAAATACAAATTTAACTCTTTACATATATTATTTTGGATTGAAAAATATTGAAACTCTAAGTAATTTAGCAAATGGTTCAACAAAGAAAAAAATGGGAAAGAGTGAAATATCAAAATTTATTTTGAAAATACCAAAAAATAAAAAATTAATCAATAATTTTGAACCATTATTTAAAGAAATAGAAAAACTACAATCTGAAATGAAAGAAGCAGATTTACAATATAAACAATTAATTAAAGAATTATCAGAAGAAGCAATTCCTTCTAATAAAAAAATAGAAGTCAAATCAGATAATGAATTATTAGAAGAATTAAATGAAAATATTATTAATGTAAAAGAACCAGTTATTGAAACATCAGAAAAGAAATCAAAGAATACTAAAAATAATCTTAAAACAAAATAAAATATAATTATTCGGTATAAAGTTAAATTAATTAATTTATCTTTATAATAAATAATTACAAACTTATGAAAAAAAAATGTAGACATTGTATATTTTCAACAAATATTTAGATGATTTGAATATTTATAATTTTATATAATTTGATTAATTTATATAAAAATAATTATATAAAATTATAAATAATTCTTATAATTATATATCTAATACTTCTAATTTATCAATTAAATCAAATAATATTATAAGGAATATAGTTGGAATATATTATTTTCATTTGTGAATTTATAATATTTTTAAAAGATAATATAAATAATTATAACAAAGAAATATTGGATACTATTAGTATAAATAGAATTAGGAACTAATATATAAATACATGCAAATATTATCTCTTGTACTAATTTGAATATTCAATCAACGAATAGTTCTAATATAAATGAACCATTATCTTCGTCTGTTTCTATTACTTCCTAATTCTTTTGGAATATTTGAAAAATCTTTATAAAAATCAATAGGACTTAATGGTAATTCTTCATATAATTTACATAATTCTTTATAATCATCTAATGAATTTACTTCTTTTTGTTTACAAAAATTTACCCAATCATTTTTATCTTGAATAAATTTTTAGATATTATTTTATTTATTAAATTATGAATGTATATATCAGAAATAATTACATTATTATTTTTATAAATATTTGGTAAATATATAATTATATTTTAACTAAAATAAATTATATATTTACAATAGGATAATCTAATAAATCTTTAAGTTTTAATAATTTAATTCTTTCATTAATAATATTTATTTGTTCAGTAATATTATCAATATCTTTTAAATCTAATACTTTTAATATTTCATTATTGATATGATGTAATATAATAATTTCATAATTAACTGTTATAATATTATTAATATTAGTTACATATTGATTATATCCAGATATGATAAATTTGTGGTAACATAGTTATTTTTCTTCTAAACGTGTCACTATATATATTCGAACATAATGTATTTAAAAACGTTGACTTACCAGCTGAAACTGTACCAAGTATAGCAATTGTGATATTCTTTTGAAAAGTCATTTTGTATAAAAATACATATTTTTTATATTATTTATATAAACTAAATTTATTTTATTTTTTTTAGATAATATGATTATTAGTCTTGGATATTCCTGATTCTTTCATTTAAACATGATATATCAAATGATAATAAATACATTTTTGACATAAACTAATATTCTGAATATATTTTAGTATTTTTAAATTTTATTAATATTTTTCAAAATGCATCGTGATGAAAATGATATCTTTTCCTAGTATCTCATCCTGTTTAAATAAAATCAGAAATATTTCAAATTTTATAATTCCTATTTTTCTTTAATTGTAACATAATACAACTAAAATGTAATTAATTTAATTCTAATATAAAATATAAATATAAATATATATATATATAATGGCTGACATAGAAAAAAATGAAGAGAGAAAACTTAATCAAACTGAAAATAAAACCACACCCTTTATAAATGTAACCAAAGATGATAAATCATCTAATAAAAATATGAGTTCATTTTATTATCGAATATTTCATACTATATTGGGTTTAATTGCTATATATTTATCGTTTAGATGTAATAAAAGTTTTAACCTAGTTTCATTTTTATTTGCTTGTTGTTGCCCTCACCTTTATATTATGTTTATTTTAGCCACGAGAGGAACATGTGGTATTATTCCTAATGAATTAAATAAAAATTAATTTTTATATAAACTATTTCAATGATAGTTCAAATTATTAGATTAATACATTATTTTGTTATTTTACTCGTATTATCTTCTATATTTATACCTTATTATAAAATAAAAAAAATAGCTTTAGCGATTTTATTATTTATTTTATTTCAATTTATGACTAATTATGGTAAATGTGGATTAACTGAATTAGAATATTTATTTTTAGGAAAGAAATATGAATCTGGATTTATATATAGAACTCTTAAACCATTTATTAATATATCTGAAGATTATTTAAATAAAAAATTATATGTAATGCATATTTTATTAATTGTTACTTTATTGTTTCAATTACTATGTCATGAAGAATATATGACAGATTTTAAATTAAATAAATTACAGCCAATTGATTAATAATTTATTGGAAATCTATGAATGAAAATAATAATGATTTTAAAATTTTATATATTATACATATTAAAAGTCTAATTTTTTGACATTTTTACATTTTTTATGAAATCAACTGTAAAAATATTAAAATCAATAATTCAAAAAAGTTGAATTGTGAAACTTCTTTTTAGCGAATTGTGTAATTTGTGTCCAACTTGAAAATATCTGTATTTAATTTTAAATTTCGATAATTATATTAAATAATATGATTTAGTTCATTACTTTGGTTTATAACTAGTCTTGTAAAATGTTTATTCTCGATATTTATTTATATTTTTCATTAATTCTAAATAGTTGTAGTTGTTTTTGTAATGATTTTATAAATGTTTCACTGAACCAACGGATAAAAACAATAACTAACTACATGTAATATATTACATGTATTATAATGAATTAGTTTATATTGTATATCATATAGAATAAACTAATTATAGCGAACTGCTAAAATCTGAATATCTCGTGCTTTCAACTCTCCGTTTATTATATATGGGGTTAAAATTGAATGTGACCGAGGTATTAACCATAAATTATTAATATACGATGATTCTACTATTGTGGAGATATCTGTAATAATATCTTTTTTTTTCAATTTAACGTATCTTTGTTTTACAGACTGGTATTCGGATTCAATTTTATTTAGGTGTTCTAATAAAATGGTGTGATCAAAATTAAATTCAATAGTATCTCCTTTAATTCGTAAAATAGATTTGTAATTTTTAAATAATATTCTTATTAATCTTTTTCTCATCTCATACAATTCACCAACCTGTCTATGAATTTCTTCTAACTTTTTATCCAATAAATGTTTAAAAAGATTTTCCCTTTCGATTAATACTGAACGATACCCCTCTTTATTTAATTGAACTATATTCAAAACATTCAAAGACGGTTTAATCAAATCTATCGATATCATTTCAAAGAATATACGATACTGAATTTTAAAGAAAGAATAAAAACAGGTATTTGAATTAATATCTATCTTGAGCAAAATGGCTAGTGTAAAACTTTTTGTATTATATGTAAAAATTTATAGTTAAATATTTCATTTTTTTATTTATTATATATATTCTACGTTTTTTACGAAATTGACTATAAAAAGGTTATTTTTTATTATTTTTATAGTCAATTTCAAAATCTTCGTTATAAACATTAATTATAATATCATCATTATATAATGATGATATTATTAAAAATAGTATTTACAGTTAATCTAGTTTTTCTAAGTTTATATTATTTTTAGGTCGCCTATAATTACAATATAGATTTTGATGACATGTTACTCCTTTTAATGAGGCAAATTCTTTATTACAATACTTACAACAAAATAGTTCTTCGTCGGATTCTTCTAGTTCTTCTATTATATCTCCTGATATATTAGTTTTAGCGTAACAATTATTAGAAAAATGACTTTCTCGACCGCATCTATAACATACGGGAATATTTAATGTTTTTTTATTTTTTTCTAATGGAATATTTTCATTGTCAATACAATCTTTTGCAAAATGTCCATACTTACCACATAAATAACATTTATCCATTGAACTATTTATCATTTTTATTATTACTAATTTATCATCATTATTTATATTATCTTGACAAAAAGAACCACCTCTAACATTATTGATACCGTATTTTTCCATGTACATTATTGTATATTTATCTTCATCAAAGTTATTACAATCTGGTATAACTTTTAATATTTTTACAGGTTTATGTTTTAAAGTCCATCGAGATCCTGATAAATTATTATGTTGATTTATTCTTATATCGGGATTTTGTGTTTTTCCAATATAATATTTATTATTTTCAAGTTCTAATATATAGATATATATATTATTATTATGTTTATCATTGTTTAACTTATTATTATACGATCTAATTTTAGTTGTCATATTTATTATAATAATTATATTATTACATACTTAGAACTTATTTATTCATTTTTTTTATTTCATTTAATCAGAAAAGACCTTAAAAGTTTTTAAAACATTTTTATAAATAGAACTTATTTATTATATTTAAAAATATAAATTACTTGTTATCGTAACGGTTTCTATAATATAATATATGATAAACAATATAAAAAATTTTATTTTGTTAGATAAAGTAAACGTTAAAAATTAACGAAACTCATCGAAAGTTAACCAAGGACAGAGTTCGGAATAGTCGACGGCTCAAGGCATCGACTATTTTGTACGAACCATTTTCATCGGTTTTTTAATTGGTAGAGGGGTGGGTTTCCCCCACATCAAACAATACGGAGTCAACCGTTTTGCTTTCATCGAAATGAGGGCATGCCCTTTATAATGGTCAAAAATGATTGATTCAACAGATTTGACATTTTTTTGTTGACTCGTCTCAGGACCCATTGTTTTATTACTCTGACGTGGATTAATAACACTTCAGAGAAATGATTCGTACAACAAATAACAATGAGCTTGAACAAAGTCTTGAGCCAAAATGGCTACGGTGAAAGATTTTTTAATTATGCAATTATTAGGTAATAAATAAATCAATTTTTTTTTATAATTAAAAAAGTAGTTTCATTCTTTTATTCATAATGGTTTTCATGATATAATATAGCATAAAAACAATAAAAAATTTTATTGTGTTGTATACAACTAGTTGGATTTGATGAAACTATCCGAATGCTTGTTATACCAAACGTTAAATTATGGATATTTATCCAATTGTACCTTTATACCGCTATATTCACAAAGTTCTATATATGAATCCCAAGAGATTTTGGTAGCCGCGTGGATAGTTTCATAAACTTGAGATGCGCGCATGGCATTATCATAATTGACCAAAGCTGTATGTAAATCAATATTAATATCACAAGCAGCTATCTCGAATGTCGCATTATCCTGAATATAAGGAAGGTATAAACGCATAAAAGAATCACGTTCACTGCGATACTCACACCAATCCTTATATTTTAAACTATTTGCGCCGATAATAGAGTCGCCGAGAGTACGATAAACACACCAACTGAGGTAATTATTAGTAAACACCTTCACAGTACTAGATGCGATGCGACTAGATTCTCTATTCGCTATTATAAATGCGGAATAAGATATCATTATTTTCTCACAATTCTCCGAATTGTAAATATTTTCTATTATACTCTTAGTATAAGAAAGTTTTTTCATTACGTCATCCTCAAATGCTTTTGCTTTAGATAGAGCTATTTTGGTTTTTTCATTTTCACTATATGCAAAACACTTTTCCGATTCAATATCAGCAGTATTACGAAAAAAGCATAGAGCCTTATCCCTAGACGAATAAGATGCATAAGCAACATCAAAAGACTTAATATAAGCATCTTTGACCATATTATACTTATGGATAATGTTCTTCATATTAATTTTGGCTGTATTAAAAGCGTGGTTCGCAGCCTTGGTATTAATAGCAGCCTTCTCTAATTTTTTGCTAAAATAATCAATATTAATATCTGCATTTAATCTAAACAAAAAAATATAATCATTTTTCTCTTTTTGGAGAGCGCGACTAGCATCATTGACCTTTTTAATAACCTCATCTAAACTGAAAGAATCATCTTCATTTATATTACAAATATGTTTAGCTGCATCATCGGCAGCGATTTTCGTTTCTCTAACTAATTTGCTGCTCTTTCGAGCAGCATTTATAGCATTATTGAGTTTATCTGAATATGTATTTTCACTAAAATCTAAATTAAGAGACATGGTAATACTATGTAAAAAGATCGATCGAGAAAGATAGACCTCTGAAACATGTAAATAGAAAGGAGATAACACAAATATCTTGAGCCGAAATGGCTACGGTAAAAAATTATTATATAAATTAAAAGTCTAACTATTAAAAAATCAATTTTATTAATATTATTTACAAAGAATAATCGATAATATTATATACTTTTTTATAAATGGTATATATTATATTAATAATATCATTAATTTGAGTATAATTATAAAGTATATAGGTTAATACTTTTTTATTAATTATATTAATAAATTTTATTTTATTTATATCATGCAATAAATATTCTATATTATTTATTAAATTTATAAAACATCTAATATATTCATTATTTTCATTAATATAGATATGAATACTATAAAAATTATGAATTCTCTGTCGAATATATAATAATTTTTTAAAATTTTTATTTACTATAGATCTTAATCTATAGTAAATAAAACCTGGTGGGTACTTATCCATATTTATGTCCATTTTATATATTATCTATATCAATAATTTATATATATATATTAATATTTCATTTTTTTTAATTGTGATTTTTCTAAAAGAGCAAGTATTCTATCAGTTCTTTTACGTTCTCTTATTATAAATTTATATTTTTTTTCACATAATTTAATAAAATTATTATATTGATAAATATATTTAATAAGATATTCATTATTTAATGATTTTAAAATTAGTATAAATGCGTCCAACTTAAAATATGGTTCATCTGATATATTATAATCTACATTCGGTAGAAATTCATATTTATTTAAAATTTCCGATAAAGTATTATTTATCTGAAATGATTTTAATTTAGTATATGGACATATTTTCATTTTTATTATATCATTTAAATCATTTATATTATATAAATCTGATATTTTACTACTACTAATACTAATATTTTCAAAATATTTTTTAAGGTTATCAACAAAATTATTAAATGATATAAGTGATTTATCTGTAAAACATTTTTTAATATATAAATCCATCTTTATGGTATATTATATATAGAATTATATATTAGAATTATATATATATTGACAATACTTAAAAGTACAATACGGTACTTGTGTTAAACATAATAATATATTAATATATTATTATATTAATATTTCATTTTTTTTTTTACAGTCGATTGAGATTTATTTTAAAATGGTATAAATGAATAAGTGTATATAATATTAAAAGATGTCAAATAATTTACTTAAGAATGATAATGATGATGATAATAACACTCATGATAATGTTATAATAATCAATAATGAAAAAATAATAAATTTTTACAATAATAATAAACACTTAGATATTATAAAAATTAATTTATTATATATTGATTTATTTGAAAATTTATTAAATAATAATAAAGATATTAATATTGAAAATGAAATATGTAGTTCTTTAAATAAACAAAATAACAATATACAAAATATTTTATCGTCTATGATGTTTTTCACAGAAAATAATAAATTAGAATTAGTATCTATTAAAAGCGAAATTGATAATTTTAAATCAGTATTATCTAACGTAAATTCAACATTAATAAATAAAATATACGAGACAAAAGAAATATATTTATCAGAAACTAAAGATATTATTAAAATGTCTGAACTTGAAAATAGTAGTAAAATAAATATTTTATTGGAAAAACATGATTCTATTTTATCTGATAAAATTTTATTAACTATTAATGAAGTTATTCCAAAGTCCCAAGCAACATATTATAATGAAATGGTAAATGAATTAAAAAAAGACATAAATATATCACTGGAGCAATATCACAAAACGAACCCAGAAAAAGTATTAGATATTATTATTAATAAATATGATAATATTGTAAATAATATCATACAATCTGAATCCAGGATGAATAATAATATTACGCAACTTAATGAAACAGGTATTAAAAATATTATTATGCAAACTAATACAAATGATGAATTATTAAAATATATAAATAAATATAACAATTCATCAATAAAAGGAAATTTGGGTGAAAATAAATTAGAAGAAATATTGATCGAACAATTTCCAAGTAGCGAAATAATTAATACTAGTAATTTTACAGGCAAATGTGATTTTAGTATAAAAAGAAAAAATAAAGACGATGTTTTAATAGAAACCAAAGATTATAATTATAATGTTAAAATTTCTGAAACAGAAAAGTTTATAAGAGATTGCACCAATAATAACACACATGGTATTTTTTTATCACAAAATAGCGGTATAGTTAATAAAGATAATTATCAAATCGATTTCCATAATGGAAAAATTTTAATTTATATTCATAATGTTAATTATGAGAAATATAAAATATCTATTGGTATGAAAATAATAGATTTATTATCACAGAAATTAATATCACTAAACGAATCCAATATTAATATAACACCTGAAATATTTAAAAATATAAACGATGAATATCAAATATTTATGACTATTAAATCAAGAATGATCATTGATTTAAAAGATTTTTATAAAAAATCTATGGATAATTTTATAAAAATGAGCTTACCTGAGCTAGAAAGAATATTATCAAAATATTATTCAAATAATAAAAAAAATATGTATGTTTGTGAAATATGTAAAACGTATGAAAGTGAATCACTAAAATCACTTGCAAGACATAAACCATCTTGTTTAAAAAAACAAGATACTATTAACAATTCATCTGATGTATAATAAATTATTTACATATATATACTAAAAATTTTAAATATTTCTTCTTTGTTTTTATTATCTTCTAATATATACCATTTTTTTTTTTTCATATCCCATAAACCCCCTAATTTTTTTATTAAATCTTTTTCTAAAAAACTAACTTTTAGATAAATTTTATTATCTTTTTTATACTCTTTAGTGTTATCAATTGATAAATTTGCTAATTTATCGGCATTAAAATTACCTATTGAATGAATATCTGTTAAATCGGTATGTGCCTTTATATGCATTATTTTTACATTTTTATAATTTTTATAAATTTCAAAAAGCTCCTTTACTAATAATTTATTAGGTATATCTTCACTCCATTGTTTTTTTTCACATTTTGCACCATAAGTAGTTAAACATAATATTGAATATTTCGAATCAGTATATATTATTATTTTTTTACCTTTATCTAGATCTTCTTTTATAATATTAAAAGCATATAATATAGCAGTTAATTCTGCTATATTATTAGTTTTTCCAGTAATTGATTTTGATAAATTTCTAGGATCGTTTTCTTCAAAATATACACCCGTGCCGCATTTTGCATTAGGTTTTCCATTATTAGTGCAAGAACCATCGGTGTATACATAATAATCAGGTATAAAAGTATTAGTCATTATATTATATATAAATTATATAATTATATATGTTATATATATTTTCATTTTTTTTTTAGATATAATAGATTATAAAAAGTTTTTAAGTTATTTTTACATTACAAACTCATATTTTTATATAGTTATATACCATATAAAAATAATTATAAATGATTTTTACAAAAAATATAATTTACCTTTTAGATAAAATCAGTATATGAAATTATAAAAAGTATGTGATGCATTTTAATAATAATTCTTGTTTAAATTTTACATAAAATTCATTATTTGTTAATTCACTTACATCTAATTCCGTTATTAGTAAAAGCAATGAATCGAATTTTTTTTTCAAAACTTTATACTCTATAGGTATTTTTAATTGTTCTATTAACTTTGTATAATTTTCGGGCTCATCCTTCTTATTTAATAAATGAGAATATTTATCATTTAATTTATCGTTTTTTTCTTGTAATATTTTAATATTGCTTTGAAAATTTATTATAGTCGTTTTTAAATTATTTTCTTCTTTTAATAATTTATTATATTTACATTGTATTTTTTTAAGATTATTGTTGTTTATTGTAAGTATCAAAATCTTATTAGAATTAGATATATTTTTACTAATTTGATTTTTTATTAAAATGTTATGTAATGTTAACTTACTTATTTCATTTTTTAATTCATCGATTATAATATTCATGCATTCTATAACGCATTTATTATTTGACGCTAATTCAGGTGTAGTAATATTCATATCTTCATCCATTATATATTGTATATATTATTTATTATTTATAGTAAGGATAATAAAAACACAATAATATTAATAATTAATGTATTGTATCATATGATATGATAATATATATATATATATTTAACTATATAATAATTCATTTTTTTATATAGTTAATTTATTATTATAGTATTAGACGAAAATATAATATATAAACACATGTATAATTAATTATATAAATATACGATAATGAAAATAATTAATGATAATAATGATCATCTTAAAACACATCGTTATGGATGGACTAAAATAATGGCTGAATTATGTGAAAAGGTTACTAAAGATAATATATTATTGGTAGATTTTATGGATAGGTATTTTAATTCGTGGTACGAGGAAGATAAAATAATTAGTTGTAATAATAATATATATCAATTTAAAAATAATGACTCGTATTATCACTATAGGGATGATAATAAAAGTGATGTATTTGTATATTCTGATGAATTAAATAACAAACATTTTATAAAATGGTTTCCCAATTATAATGAATTTAAACTATTAAGGGGTGAACGTTTTTCCAACTTTATAAAAAAATATAAACCAGAAGTATTATATTCTAAGTGGATAGGTTTTTTACATTATCCCGAATTTTTATCAGAAATGAATTTTCAATCAGGTGAAGAATTAAAAAACATAATAAATACACAAATTTTTAAAGAATCTGTTAAAAATTGTATGTTTATAATAGTTCTATCAAATACATTAAAAATATATTGTGATAAATTATTATTAGAAAATAATATTAATATTGATGTAAAAGTATTATTACATCCAACTGAGTTTAATTGTAAAAAATTCACGTATGCTAAATTTATTAAAAATAAAAGAAAGAAAATAATACAAATAGGTTTTTGGTTAAGAAAAATAGATACTATTTTTAAAATAAAAACTAAATATGAAAAATTATGGCTTCCTGGTGGGCATCAATGGAAAGATATGTTAAGTAAAATATATAAAAATAAATTTTCAGAATATTTAAATGATGATATGGTTAAAATAGAATTAAATGTATCTAATGATACATATGATAAATTATTGGAAGAAAATATAGTATTAATTAATGTATTTAATTCATCTGCTAATAATACAATACTTGAATGTATTTCCAGAAATACTCCAATTATAGCATCAAAGCATTCGGCGATAATAGAATATTTAGGTGAAAATTATCCATTTTATTTTGAAACTGAAGATGAATTAAATAATATTATTAATTCTCCTATATTTGACGAAATGGTATTGAATGCAACAAATTATTTAAAAAATATGAATAAAAAACAATTTTATGTTTCATCATTTATTAATCAATTTAAAAAAATTATAAAAATAATATAATATATATATATATTATGAGCGATAAACCAAATAATAGAGATAGTGTCGGTAGGGAATATTTTCCCTTAATTATGCTTATAGAATGTATCTTATTGTTTATTTTGATAATGAAAATTACGTCAGACAAAAATTTCGGGTCCAAAGATAGTGTGAATAAAAATATACATCTTGGTATTTTGGTATTCTTAATAATCGCGTTATTTGTAACTATCATATTATATAATTATGAAATAACTCCTTTTAATAAAAAGGATAATTTACCCGCAGTGATTGCTAAAACCCCTCCCGCATAAACAGATAATAAAGAAAAACCAAAGGAACAATAGAATTTTCGGAAAAAAAAAGGAAAACTTTTTTATGGTAAGACAGAAATTATGAAAAGGTTTATATTTCTTGAAAATCATTTTTTTATAAATACTATAAAAATAATATATATATATAAATGGTGAAACTGAGTGATGAAGAAATAAAAATTAGGTTAAACTTCATGCGTTCTGTTATAATTTGTATATTTTTATTGGGGTGCTTAATTTTATACAGTATCGTTGATCAAAATTTAGCAAAACATAAGAATGTTTATTTTGGCATCGGTATAATATTACTGTTAATTATATTAACACTTTCCTTATTATATAAGTATGAAAAAACTCCTTTTAATAAAAAAGGATAATTTACCCGCAGTGATTGCTAAAACCCCTCCCGCATAAACAGATAATAAAGAAAACTCAAAGAGTCAATAAAAATTTCATAAAAAAGTTTACCTTTTTTATGGTAAGACAAAAGTTATGAAAAGGTTTATATTTCTTGAAAATAAAATTTTATATATAATGTGTTAATTTATTAGTCTTACATATTTGGATATATATAAATATATATATCCAAATGTTCGGAGTCTAAAGTTTTTCATGCATGCCTCGAAAATGATTGCGAAGCGGAAGCAAAATTGATGGGGGTCCTGTAAGTCTAATACCGCCCGTTCTGTTGTTTTCCGCTGTCAAAACATTACTTGCGGTTGACACCCACCTCTGGTCATTGCTGGGACACTGCCTGGGACACTGCACGAATCCATCACTATTCATTTCCGCGAAATACATATTTACGGAATTGATGAAGGAACCATCAGAAATATTACCAAATATCCTGATAACCATAAAATTTTGACCAACCGTGTAATCTATCATTTGATTAGGGGCAGGAAAGGATGGTGTCTCGTCTCTCTCAACCCTTCGTCGATTGGGATTAGAAGTGGTGGGGTTATTCCCGGGCTGAGAATCCCTCAGAAGAACTCGTTGACGGTGTAAGTGCATCTTTATTAATGTTTTTAAAAGGTCTTATCTGATTTCTGAATAAACTATCAAAAGCTTAGACAAACTCTGTAAACGCTTGAGCCAAAATGGCTACGGTGAAAGATTTATAATATATAAAAAATTTTAGTGAAAAAATATTCAATTTTTTCAATCATTGAATAACTTGGCTTATTATTACAACTATATGTATAATAATATTTATAGTTTTATTGAAATAGTTATATAAATATTATATATTAATATAATATAATATTAATATGAACAGTAATATATATAATAATAACAATAACGATGATTTGTATGAAAGATTATTTATATTGAGAATAGCGTTAGAATCAGATTATACTAACGAATTAATGATAATTAAAGAATTAAAAATACATTTAATCGAATTAAATTATCCATCATATAATATTGATAATACCATATATGATTTCTATAAATCAATAAATGTTAATATGGATATTGAAATTATTAATAATATTATAATCGATCCTATATATAATATTATATTATCGTTTACGAGATTTATAAGAAATACCGAAAATGTAGAACACCATGACGTTGTTACTGCTTTAGATGATGATGATATTAAAAAATTAAATAAAATTAAAGTCTGTGAAAATACAGAAGATAATTGTATTATCTGTTTGGATGATATTAAAATAGATCAGGAAATAATAAAATTAAAATGTAACCATACATTTCATAGTAATTGTATTGAATCATATTTAAAAAATTATAGTTATAAATGCCCTTTATGTAAATACGAAATAGGAAAACAGAAATATATTGTTGATGGATGATTATATATAAACTTATATATATATATATAAGTTTATATTACTCTACGATAGGTATATCAGGTGATTCGGAAATTAATGGAACTAAATCAATATTATTACGCCAATCTGGGTTTTGTAAATACCGATCAGTAGTAATACAATAATGAGGCTGTGTAGAATATTCCAATGGTCTCAAACATCTACATACCCAACACCATTTACTGGTGCATACAGTACAATGTATAAAAGTACATCCTTCTATTCTATATGTTGGTGATCTGCATTTAGGACACGCTTGTGCGTTTTTATATTCATCTGATAATCCCGAACATATTTTACCCTTATGTACTTTTTTACAATCGGTACAAAATTCGTAATCACACTCAGGGCATTTGACATCGGTTGGATGTTTATTAATAGGATTTAATTCCATTAAATTATTATAACCTTCCTCATTTTTAAAAGACTTTTTACATTTTGGGCAAACAGGATGTAATCTACAATCGTCATTATTAATAATTTGTGATATAAATTTATTTAACTCAGTGTATGCATTATTTACATCATCAAAATCATTATTAACCTGATTTTTGTTTACAACATCGTATAAAAATTCTTTATTTGAAGGATCAATCAAATCGAAATAAGAATCACAACTTTCTAATGTTCCGTTAATAGTTTTAATACAAGGACATTTACAAAATAAGTTTAAAGTTTTAGACACATGTTTTTTTTTATTTTGAAAAAATACTAATTTCATATTAGTAAAATCTTTTCTACCTGTGTTAAGTTCCCTAATTAACCCTTTTATAAAATTTAATATATCTTCAGCATTTCGTGAAATACTACATCTAGTTATTCGATTACTATGTATCGTAATAATATTTTTAATCATATAATTAACAATCTCATTATACGAACTAATATTGTTTATTACTGGATTATTTTTTTGTAATTTTAATTCACTAATAAAAGTTTTAAGAAAAAGCATTTTTGGATCATCGGGTATATCTATAGGCATACCCGATAGTTTTGAATCATATAAACCATCAAACAATTTTCTAGAAGGAGCGGTGAAATTAAAAGAATCATCACCGTCATATAATTCTATAGTTAGTAGTTTTTTAGGTTTTTTATCTTCTGTATATATGTGTAGTTTATATACATTTTCCTTAAGAACTCGTTGGTTTATTGTATTAGCCGACTTATTCCAAGCGGATTTATAATTTTTATAATTTATGTGTTTTGATATTAATAATGTCTCACAAAACCATATTATATAATGCATTGACACAATAACAGAAACGTCTTTGACGGTTTTTTTTTTACCTTTTTTACCCTCTAGGTACTTTACATATTCAGTATATAAAAGTGTTATAGTCTCTTGAGAAATATTATGTAAATCGCTTAAATTTAAATCACCGTGATCAATATAAGGTAAATCTATTCTCGTAGACTCTATGTGTCCTGTAATGACACATGAATTTATCACTAACTGCCTCATAGATAATACATTGCATATCATACCCGGGCAAAAAGGAATAATATTACCATTATCTTTTATGGATAATGCTTTCTTATAATTTTCAATTTCTTCAATAAAATTCATAATATGGGAATTATTAAAAATAGCCATATTTTTTTTATATATGATGTATTTATATTTATCAGAACAGGAATAATAAAATGGTATTGAGCAAAAATGGCTACAGTAATATTTTATTATAATTATGATATTTCTATATATTAATATATTCAATTTTTTAATAAATTAAGTTAAAAAAAATTGAATATATTTTTTCCATATATAAATATATATAAATAACTTATATATATTTATATATGGAAAAAATATATACAGGTATATTTAATATTATATATTGCTATGATAAAAATTTAGAAAATGATAATGTTGAATTATTAGGAGAACTTTTGTCATATGAAAAAAATAATTATATATGCAAATTTGTCTTGGATAAAAAAACATGGTATCGTAAATTTTCATATAATAAAGACGTTATTATGTTAAATACTATAACTGATGAATTTTTGAGTTCATCTAACTTATGGAAGATAATAATGAAACTGGATAAAACCGATACTAGTCTTAATATAATATATGATATATTTATAAATAACGATTATGTATTATCCAACAAGTTATCAAAAGGTTTAATGATTTACATGAACAGATATTATAAATCAGTATGCACTGATATTAATATAATTAATGAAAGTATAATATCGGAACAAGCATCTATAATAAATTTAAATAAAAATATTATAATTAATTTATATAAATATCAATTAAACTCATTGAGTAAAATGATATATTTGGAAAATAATAATATAAATAAAGTAAAATACACATTGGATATATATTTTGGGAAAGTATTACTAAAATACGATCCATATTTGGAACAATATATAGATGATGATAAATATATAAAAGTAAAAAGTAATGGCGGTATCTTAGCAGATGAGATGGGTCTAGGTAAGACATTTACAACTATTTCATTAATATCCCAAAATCCTAGAACCTGTTCAGATATCTTAATAAAATCTAAATATAGCCATACTGTTAAAATAGCATCAAAAGCATCTCTTATATTATGTCCTTCACATATTACAAAACAATGGAAAAATGAAATACTTAAATGTAACCCTTCTTTAAAAATTATATTAATCTTAACCAAATTAGATTATAATAAAGTATCTTATGACGATTTCATTAATTCTGATATTATATTAACAAGTTTTCAATTTATTTCTAATTATGATTTTTATTTACAATTACATTATCCACAAACTAGTAAATTATTTTATAATTTCAAAGTAAGAATAAATATACTAAATGAATATATTAACAAAAATTTTACAGATAATTTAAATTTAAATAAATTAACAAATCCTATGTTTGAATTTTTTCATTTTCATAGGATTATAATAGATGAAGGTCATGAATTATTTAAACAATATCATAATAATGATATGATTATTCATAATATACTTGATAATTTTGATTCAAATTATAATTGGTTTATATCAGGAACTCCGTTTATACATAAAATACAAATGTTATATATTTGTTCATTTATAAAATTAAAAGTAATACATGATAAAAATTCAAGGTATTATAACTTTAATAATAAATGTCAGTTTGTTGATGGTGATACAAATACTGAAGACTTATTTAATTTTTTGAATAATAATAACGTAATACAAACATTAATTAGACCCATATGTATAAGACATATGAAAAAAGATGTTACCGAACAGGTCGAAATCCCTGATTACACTGATGAAATTATTTGGGTAAATTTAGCAGACCATGAGAAAAAATTATACGAAGCTAAAAAAAGGTTATATTCAACAGACCAATTAATACAATTATGTACACATCCGATAATATTAGATCAAAATAAAAAAATATGCGGAAATGAAGAAAATATTAATGTTATACAAGATAAATTAATAGAACATAATAGTAACTTATTAATAAAATATACTAATAAATTAAATAATTTAGTTACAACAAAAGCAGAATATAGTATGTTAAAAAAAAAATATGAAAATATAATAAATGAATCAAATTATATGTTAAGTATTTTAAAATCATTAACAGGTGATGAAAAATTTGAAGAAAATTGTAGTATATGTATGGACGTAATGATAAATATAACCATGACAAATTGTGGACATTTATATTGTTACGAATGTATAAAAAAATGCTTAGATGCTAAAAAAGAATGTCCTATATGTAAAACGAATCTGAATGGAAAAACTTTAGTGTTGGTCAATAAAGTAGATACTATTAATAATTTAAATAAATATGGGTCCAAAATTGGATTATTGTTATTAGAAATAAATAAAATTATTTCCGATCCATCAACCCGTATTATAATTTTTTCACAATGGGATAATATGCTGAATCTCATAAGTAGAATACTTACAGATAATAAATTTAATAATTCTTTTATAAAAGGGAACGCAAATTTTAGAAATTCATCTATTGAAAAATTTAATAACGATACTAATGATAATAAAATTATTATGTTAAGTTTAAAAAATTCAGCATCGGGTACTAATTTAAATAAAGCAACACATATATTTTTTATGGACCCTATTAATAATACCTTAGAAAATATTAAAAATACAGAACTTCAAGCAATCGGTAGAGGACATCGAATAGGTCAAAAACAATCAGTGAAAATAATAAGAATATTAACAAAAGACACTGTTGAGGAAGAAATATATAATGAAAAGTATAAAAATAATACATAAAAATAATTCTAATGATTAATAATAATGAAAAAAATTATTATTAACATAGATTCACGAGATAGAGATCTAGTGAAATATCCTAATTCTTCTTATTTTTCAACTAAATTGGGAAATAAAATAAGAAATGTAAAATCCATAAAAATAGATAATATAGAATTACCTTTTATAAATATATACCCTGAATTTTTTAATAATATATCATATATTAAATATAATAATTTTTTTAAAATAAATAAAAATAATATAGTAACTATTATTAAGATTGATACTAATAATTATAATCAAAAAACAATTATAGAAAAAATAAATTCTCAATTAATTCTTATTGATTTATCAATAAGTCTTATTGATAACAAAGTAGAAATTTTTTCACAACAATCAGAAATGTTTGATATTGATTTTAATAATAATAGCGAATTTAAATCACTTGGAGATATATTAGGATTTGGTAAAAACATTTATAATAATATTACATCAATTATTTCATCTAAAGAAATATTATTAACCACTGATCATTATTTTTATATTAATATAAATAATTATGGAAATATATATAGTACTGATAATAATATATTAAATATTAAAAATTATCTTGCCAAAATATCATTCGATACTAATATATGTTCAAGTTATATTATATCGGAACACGTATTCGACAATACAATATGTATAGATAAATTTGATGTTACTTTTATGAATTCCGAATACAAAATAATGAATACAAATAATATAAATTATTCATTTACTTTAATATTATATGTTGTTTAAATGTATATAATAAAAAAAAATACATATAAAAATATTAAATAATATATATATATAGTATAATAATGAATACAACAGATTTTGAAACAATTGAGATTAAAAACAAATCTAATAATAATTATATGGATATAGGATTAAAAAAATTTGAAGAATATACAATAATTGAAAATAACACAGAATATAATTATATAAATACAATTGATGAAAACGGGAATTCTGTAGATAAAGACGGAATCATAATATTAAATAATACTATTGTTAATGATGATATTTCAGAAGATGATTTTGAAGGATATCTAGATGAAAACATGATGAAAATTATTTACGACAAAAATATTAAAAAAATAAACGCTGAGGAAAATGATGATGATGACTATACTAAAAATAATAAAAATTCTGATTTAATTTTAAATAAGAATAAAATAAAGGTTAAACCTTCTAAATCTAATAATATAATATCTCTTTCTCCTATAAAATATTCTATGTTATATCAAAGAAAATTTAATCCAAGATTCCCTTGTATAAAAGAAGTAACGGAAAAATATATAGACAAAATAATAAATACTTAAATATATTTATGTATTTATATATAAAAAATATATATTCAATACTTAAATATAATGAACCCATTTAATATATTAAATAAAGAAATTATAAATAAAAAATTAGATACTAATATTACTATATGGTTAGAAAATATAGGAAGACATAAAAATACTTATATATCTGGTTGGGATATATCCAGTGATGAAAAAAAGAAACATATACAAAATATAAAGAAAACAACAGGATGTAACGGTTCTATAAAAACAATGAATAATATAACTAACACAATTCATTTACAAGGCGATCATATTAAATTCATGTATAATTATTTAATAAATTCTGGAATAGATATAAATACTATTAACCGCACCTAAAAACATGTTTACATATATTACATTCTACTATAGTTGTAGGGGGTTCATCGCAAGCTCTTGTTTGCATTTGTGTAACATTACAATTATTACCTTTGCATTTAGTACAAGTAAATGCCGTTGTTCCTTTTCGCATTGTTTCGCTCATTAAATTTATTTTTTTAATAATCTTTTCGTATTTTTTAGGATATAATTTTTCAACCTTAATAAAAGCTATTTCTAATGGGTCTAATGATTTATTAATTATATTATTTATTATATCTGAATTATTTAATAATAATTTTAATATATCTTTAATTTTTGATTCAAATATAGTATTAATATAATCTTCTATTATTATATCTTCTTCATTTGAATATTGTATTGTAAAGTTTTCGATACTTTTTATAATATCATTAATAATATTACTTGTGATGTTTGGTATTTGTTCAAATTTACTATAGTATATATTTTTAATTGGTAGAAAAGACATCAATTATAAGGTTTATATTATAATAATTGTTTAAATATAATATAAATCAATTTTTATTTTTATTATTTTTGCAATATAAGAAATTAATAATATTTTAGATAAAATATTATTAATTTACATATATTTATTATATTCTGATATAATATAACATCTTTTATTATCATCTATTTTTAATTCTACGGTAGGTTGATTAATATTTTTTTTTAAATGTTTGTTTCTGATAACTTTACTATATTGATAATTTTCCAATATTCCGCTTTTACTAAAGGTGTTATCGTAAATGCGTGGTTTATGAATTACTGAATTAATATCATGATCTTTATAATCGCTATCGTATGATTTTATCCAAGGTTTAAAATATTTAATATATTGATTAAATAATAAAAATTCTGATTTATTAAATATACATCCAAAACCTCTCACTATATTTTTATAAAATATATTCAATATATCTTTATTACTCATAAAATATTTGTAATCAATATTAATATATGATAAATGTGCTGATATACACGATGGTGTTAAATATACATTATTACCATTATAATAACTTCTAACACAAGGAAGATGAAATTTAGAAACTTTTGTCATTGGATCATCCCCATCAACTAAAAACATTTCAATATTATGCTTTAGATACTTAGATTTTATATGAAATTTATAAATATATGATAATTTTATAGAAGACTTATTTCCATTTATCACATGTACATTATAAGATAATTTACGATCATCGTGATTATAAATTATTGGATATTTATCCGTTAATCTTTTTATTTCTTCTTCAGTTAAATCTTTACGTAAAGATTTATTATATTTATCTATTTCTGAATAATAATCATTTATAAAAAGATTTTTAATTCTATCCGATGTGATATTGTTAGTAATATCATCAATATCATAATCTTTAAAATTTTTTATAATATATTCGGTACTTATCATCAAATTTGCTAATTTTATTTCAATTAATTCAAAATCTTCACTAAATAAATCAAAATCAATTTGATATTTCATATGTTTAAAAATATTAATTTTTATTTGTTCATATATTATTTTTACATTATTAATGTATTTATTTAATTCAATGCCATATATCATAACATCTATATCGGATGTGTTGTAATATTCATTTAAAAATAACTTAAATATATCTTTAAAATCATCGTTTTCACTTTTTTTAAACAAATCCATTAGGGGGTGATATATTTGAAGACACGCTGTCATCAAACTACCAGTAACCACACATTTATATTTATTAAAGTCTATATTTTCGAATATATCATAATCTTCTAAAATACAAAATAAATTCATCCTATATTTAAACTCTTCGATGTTACAAATATTATTTCTCTCGAAATTTTCTATAAATTTATCTAACGATTCGTCTGTATTATATATATTTGAATATTCCACACTAGTGTTGAATGTATTTAATAGTAAAGGGTAAGATGTAGTAGAAAGTAAATCCATATAAGGAAGATATTGATAAGAATTTTTATATTTTTGTCTTGGGAGTATAGAAGCGGCTTCTAAATCAAAAATAATATTATCGGATGAATATATATTCTTTGACATTTGTTCTTTAGTATACATAATATACCAAGATAATTGTATAAATTCAATATAATATTCATATATTCTAGAACATGAATTGCGTAATTCATTATATTCATAATGCATTTTATGTTTATTTTTAATTACATCAACAATAGCTGAATTAATAAATTTCATAAGTTTAATATTTTTTATTATTAAATGAGAATAATTAAAACTTGTTAGTAATTTAATAGAAATGTTTAATATAATATCGGGAGGTAACTTAAATAACATATCATTAAACTTGTTTTCGGTAATATCTTCTATCATATCTTCTAAAAAAATAGAATATATATCTGGTTTAATTAGAGTGAATGTTTTAGGTGATAGTGATAACGTATCATCTGCATAATTTGGTGCTATATAGATGTTAATGAAATCTATCATATTTGTCTCGGTTATTTTTTTTAAAGATAAATTAAACTTTCTATTTTCAAAAGAAGTTTTAAATATTACATAGTTTATTTTAAATAATTTAAATTCAAATAGTTTATTTTGGTATAATAAACTATTTATATCAATGGTATCGGTATTATAATAATCATCAATTGCTAATATTGAAAGTATATTTGTTAAAGTATTGATGTGTATTGTCGAATAATAATATTCTATAAATTTTGAAAATTTTAATGATAATAAAAATATAACTTTATTATATTCACGCAAGTCATATCCTATAATATTACATTGATTAAGATTTTCTTTTGAAATTATTTTTTTAGTATAATTTTCAATATTTATTTTTTTTAACATGTTGTTATTGGGTTTAAATAACATTACGTTATTATTTATATTATTCAAAGTATTTTCAGTAATAAATTCATTATTTATTTTAATAGGTGTTGTAGAATTTTCACGTAAAATTAAAAAGTAATAATCATCACCTGCATTAGTATTTTCTAGTAATAAAGACCGTGAGAATGGATTATTTATATAAAATATATTATTTATTAAATTACGTATATAATAAATAATATTTGTAATCATTATTTTTCCAATAACTTCTATGTCTTTAATAATATTTTTAATAGTTCCAATAGTAAAAATCGTCATTATATTTAATAATTATATTGATAGTATATTTAATAAATTATTTTATCATTTTTTTTAGATTAGGTAATTTATAATTACTTAAAATTTTATATATATTATACGTAAAATTTTTTAACATTTGTAAACTTTTTGCGAAATCGACAGTAAAACATAATATATATAAGCTATGATTCTATTATAATTTCTAAATATAGCCTAAGCTGTTTTTTCTTATTTTTTATAAACATATTTATAATAATTATGTCTTTTTTTTGTGAAATTACAGTCGATTTCACAAAAAGTTTATAAATGTCAAAAAATTGGTCAATACTATAAAATGTCTATATATACTAGATTTAAAATTTTATTTTATTAAAATTAAATTTTTATTTCATGGTATTT